GGCGAATCTGCCGTGGAATCATTGAGACCGCAAAATCATAGGCTGGTTTCAGCCTACGATCCAAACCTTGGTGGTCAGCCCACACGTGGGCCAACCGCTTCAGGTTGTTCGCGATCTTGATCCATGACAAAGGGTTGTCAGGTACCTCTTTGAGGTACGCAGGTCGAACAAGGCTCCCTCGAAGATAGTCTTTCCCGCAGGACTCCCGGAAGGGCCCGCGGGCGAATGACTTTTCGAGGTTGACGGTGAACCCACACAGTGACAAGTAACGGACGAGTTCTTCGTACACCCCTGAAGGGCATACGATGTCATCGCCGTAGCTTGTGCACCAGAATGGGTTGTAACCGTTGTGCTGAGCCACCGATGAACTGAGAGCCCAAAAGATCAAGCTCTCAAGCTCGAACGTAAATCCGTTCCCCATAGACGAAAATTTCTGGTAAGGCGCAAAGCCTTGCCCAGGGAACTCGCCGAACTGGGAACGAACTGAGTTCAGAGCAGCAAACCAATCGGACGGAAGCAGGTACTCTACCAATCTCGCTGAGATTGTGTCAGAAGCCCTTTCTAGGTCGATTGTAGACAGACTATCGTCGAGAGAACCGAGGCGCGCGAGCGCTTGGTTCGTTTCCTGGCCGTCTCTCAGATTCCACCCGTGTCGGCGCATCTTCTCTCGAATGACGCGACCGATTCCGAGTTGGAACCAGATGTTGACGGTAGGTTCAACGGCGATTGCACGATCTGTCTTTGCGTTCTTCGGCACGAACGTGACGCGATTACCTGGTACGACCACTGGCAGAGGGGTGACCCATGCCGGATAGTCGGTGTCTGTCTGGAGACAGGCCCAGGAAGGCAAGCTGGAAACCAGTTTCATGCCCATTTTCGCGAACGACGGGGTAACTTCCAGCTTTGAGCTGTACTTGTTAGAGTCATGAAGCCTCGTGCCTTTGCACGAAGACGTCACACCAGGCCCAAAACCGCCTCTTTCGAGGACGGGCCTCCAATCGAATCGTCCTAGGACATCGCTGATGAAGATCCGTGCTCGATTGAGCACATCATCTGCATCAAGAGGGCCGGGTGAATTTAAATACCCGGGTACCTCGGCTGCGACTCTTCTAAGATTCTCGTTGGTAGCTCTGCACTCATCCTCACTCTTGAAGAAAGCCTTTACGGCCACCTCGCGAGGATTTCCCCAGGTAAAACCTGGGTACTTCGCTAGAAAGTCCTTTTGAAGGCGCTCCCAGCGGTAGAGATGAACAGAGTCAAGGTTCAGGCTCCCCTTCGTGAGGGGGCCACTGAAGATCCCTTCCGGGATCTCCAGTAGGCGAGCGAGATGCTCAACCGCCTGAGACGTTTCCGTCGGGGTCAGTCTCGGCAGGGTAAACCACTTTTTCGGTCGAGGTTTTGCCTCTTCCGGGTTGAGGTTTCCGCCGAGTACGCGCTTTGCGTCGTTTGGCAACTGACAGTCCTTTCAGTAATCTGAGTAATCCGAGGAGTAACGGCATCACTGCCGTTACGAGAACTGCAACTTCCTCAGTGGTGGAGCTCGCCATCAGGTTCGCTCCCCACTGCTTCGAAGTTTTCGTCCTCCGAGCTCCCCTCGCTTTCGACCAAGACTTTCATCTTGTTCATGGCGAGGATGAGCCCACCCTCGGACCTTGTGATTACCGCCTGCAACTTCACTTTCGACATGGTGAAGGAGTGCTCGCTGTAGCAGACCGGGGCACACTGTACGACCTCTTCTCCGAAGGCGTTGTCGCGGTTACGCAACAACATCCCCCAGTAGGAGTGGTCGATGATGTGTGCCTGTCTCGCTCCACGAGCCAGTTCCTCGTCCGAAAGGTGCCGGAAGGCACCGCTTTGAACGAGGGCTCCACGCATGTTGTGAGCGACCCACAGAAAACTCTCGAGAGAGTTCTCGCACGCCTCGATGGCGAGCTGGGTAATCGGCTGCAGACGGTCCCAATGGATGTGACTTTCGCCACCTCGCACAGGTTCCATCGAGGAAACTGCCCTCTTGACGTAGCCCGCCTCCCGTTCTCTTGCGAGTTCGAGAGGGTAGGGCTGCATTACGAAGGCAAAGACCTTGCGGCCAACGGTCAGCTTCACCAAAGCTACTGGGTATGCTTGAGACATGACATTCCTTAGGGTTTGTTGTGGAAACCGACGACTGATTAGGTCGTCGGCTCGAGGTCCTGGATAGCCGACGTGATGACGGCGTTGGCCAGGAAGTTGCGGTGGATTGCCAGCTGGTCCTTACGCGCCTGCGTGGACGAACGTTCCGGAATCGTGAACGTGGTCGTCGTGACAGGATTGTAGGAGACCATCGGCGCGGGCGCGATCCCGCTGACGGTGCTGTTGGTGACGTTTTCGAGCACCGGCACCGAGGACTTCGCGACCACGACGTAGTTCTTCCGTTGCTTGCCATTCGGCTCCTTGAAGGACATCGAGACCTTCCAGAAACCGACGGCGGCAGCGGCAGAACGGTCCACCCACGAGGCGAGAATGCCTTGCAGGGATTCGGACCACCCAGCACCATTCGTGTAGAAGGTGTGGGCAACGGGCGTGGCTTGACCATCGTTGATGGTCAGGTTGGCTTGAGAAGCCATGGAGCTCCTTTCAGAGCATGGTTGAATAAGGCTAAGCCTCTGGTTGAAGATCCGCTTACCGAACCTTTCGGCCCGGGCGGTCTGATATCAGTTGCGATAGGAGAGCGATCCCTGACAAGATACGCTCAACCCCTAGCTTTGGCTGGATGGTTGGGAACTTCGCGTAGGGAAATTCCGTTAACAGCAAACGCGCCTTCGTCGTTTTCACGATGTTGACGTCACCACCGAAGGACCCGCCTGCCTTAAAGTCAGGATCGGGTAAAACTCCGGTTGTCTGCTGCTTAACCAAAGCTACACAGGAGCGATTTATCGACTTTGTACCGCGCATGAAGCTCATACCACGAGCATACTCCAATTGCTGGAGATAGTTACCGACTGGAATGAACCAGTCGAGAACGAAGCTGTATGGTAGAAGCTCCCACGCGAGCAAAGCCGGGTTAGTCACTCCCGTCGACGCTAGTGTTTGTAACACTGCGTTGTCCTCGTCGGCCTCGATGACATAACGAACGGTTTCAGCGATCTTACAGGTCGCTTGTCCACCGAACGTTGTTCCATTTACGGTAAAACTGTAGGCGCTTTGCGTGTAGTCTAAGACCGCACGCGCTGACGCTTCGAATCTGATACCATGGTATCGGCCGGTGTGCATTCTTGCGAGTGCTTCACAGCCACCGTAAATGTCCTGCAGTAACGGTTTCCAACCGTACTGAAATTCGAGCCACATGTCACCAAACGAAAACTTCTTCCGAGTGTTTATTTCGGTCCAAGTCTCCGTCTTGTGACGTTTTGGCCGATCAAGGGGAAACCCTCGATCGTCAAATGCGGTTGTGGTCCACTCCGTCTTCTTTCGATAACGGGGAATCACGTACGCACCCGAGCGTGTACGTACTGGCTTGGGAAGCCCGTACTTCTTAT